TAACACGAAATCCTGCGAACTGGCAAAATGTAAGTGAATAAAAGTAAAAACCCCGTTTGTTGGCAGCAAGCGGGGTTTTGTTTTTATGGCAGTAAGCTATGGGAGGCTGCCTTGATTGATTTTAGCAAACTGATTAGGGAGTTGCGACTCATGATTAGTCAATTACCAAACTGGAAATTTTTGCTGGTCTGGAGCATCCCTTTTTTATGGGTAGTATCCCAGTTAATTGTGGCAATTAAGGGGTAGCTATGTCAGACAAACTCATAACGCCGGCAAAGGTCCTGTGTGTGATTGTCGGTATTTCATTTTCACTAATGCTGGTTGCTCTTTTTCTGTCCCTCGCCTGGGTGATGTTGTCTTCGTCGGGGCTGCTGGGGTGACAGTGACTGATGACATCAGCAGAGCGCTGGCTTTTGCTATTAAGTGGGTGGCTGTTGGTATTGCTGTGTCTCCGATGCTGTATGGGCTGGCAAAACTGGTCATTGCGCTGAAATCGTGAACTTTAAAAAGATGAGTGCTGAACTTATTCGGGCAATGGCATTTGCCATTCGTATTGTGGCCATTGCTGTTCTGGTCTGGACAATCCGTTGGTGGTGATATGAACCGTGTTCTGTGTGTGGTGATTATTGTCCTGCTGGTAGCCTGTGGTGTGCTTAGTCTGGGGCTGAATCATTACCGTGATAACGCCATTACCTACAAAGCCCAGCGCGACAAAAATGTCAGAGAACTGAAGCTGGCGAACGCGGCAATTACTGACATGCAGATGCGTCAGCGTGATGTTGCTGCGCTCGATGCAAAATACACGAAGGAGTTAGCTGATGCGAAAGCTGAAAATGATGCTCTTCGTCGCAAGCTTGATAATGGTGGCAGGGTGCTCGTCAAAGGAAAATGCCCTGTGCCATCCTCAGCCGAAACCTCCAGCGCCTCCGGCATGGGCAATGATGCCACCGTCGAACTCTCTCCAGTTGCTGGACGAAACGTTCTCGGTATCCGGGACGGAATTATCCGCGACCAAACAGCACTGAGAACGCTTCAGGAATACATCAGGACGCAATGCCTTCGATGATAGCGATAATTTTACTCATCATCCTTCACATCTGGCTCTGTAGACAGGGTGGTGATCACTTCTGGAGTGAATCCAGATTTAACATCTCATTGCTGATGCTTGATATTGAGCATCTTGCGCGCGGTAAGGGGCTGCGTTGAGATAAGAGCCAGTCATCACAAACACCAGGATTTAGCCTCGCATTCGCGGGGCTTTTTATTGCAACAAAGGTAAAGACGATGGATGAAGAATATCGTAAAGACCTGCAATTGTGGTTTGGCCTGACGCATGCGTCGTTCTGCGTGATGCCGAGAGTATTCATGGAGGCTATGCCGCAAGAATGGCAAGAGAAGATGGCGCAGTTGCTTTTTGAGTATGGCGACACGATCAAAACGGATGTCTGCGGAGTTCACTGCTGTTTCGTTACTGCCAAAGACGGCAACAACCGCTTTATGAGGATGCCAGAAGATATTCTGAACTATCGTCATCCCCGGCGTGAGTTCATCGAATCATTTCTGAAGAAGTAGCCATTACAAAGTCTATCTGCGGGGGGCTTGATAAAGGTGCTTTCACCTCGCTTAGCATGGTATGTTCTGACTACCAACTTTTTGGGAGGACACATGGAACTGATAAATGGACGGCCAGGCAGAGATTTTATAGTGGGAACATATACCTACTCAGAAATTAAAGATCTTAACTTCATGGCTAAGGAAGAGAAAAGAGCTCGTGAAGAGCTAAAGCATCGGGGTTACGAATTGGCGTATATCAAGGCGGACTCTGAATGTAACGGGATGTTTGTCAGGGCGTACCGGGTCTATACTGACAAAGCGCCATCTAATGTCTAAATATACCTCGGGCGGTTTTTTACGTTCATTACCGTACGCAATTACAGCAGGCATTCATTGAGTGCCTGTGATAATGATTTATCAACGTGCTTGCAAACGGTATTCTAGACCTCCAATTATCCTAAGGAGGTTTTTGTGGTTAAAAATTTAGAATACATGAAGGGGATGCTTGAGGTATTTTTGAAAGCGAAAACTCCCTTTATATCTACAAAAGACTTAGCTAATGCGGGGTACGATATCTGCTCGAATGAAGGGATGTTTCATTATCTACTTCTTATTGAGCAAGGTTATATCAGTAATAAAGATCTAATAACGGATGACATAACTAAACTGGGCTACATGCGCCATTGTGGCCATATGCTAGATATGGGTACCGACGTGCGACTATCTGCGCAGGGACAAGAATTCGCCCAGGCATTAAATGAACCTACGGTTTTTGAGAAATTAAAGTCAATGAGCGATGCCCCTTTGAGTACAATCAAAGATGTTGGGCTGGAGTTAACGAAGGCCTATTTAAAGAAGAAATTTGGCCTCGAGTAAAATTTCTACCCTCACGAGTTAAGTTGTTTTGTGATGGTTATTCGCAATGAATATCTTTAGCCACTGGCATTTGCTGGTGGTTTTTTTATGCGCATCCCTCGCGCACCACAAAGGGAGTCTTTCAGTAGTGATTCTGAATATCAGTGTGATAAACGTATTTGACAATCATTATCATTTTTGGTGGGTCCTTTCCGGCGATCCGACAGGTTACGGGGCGGCGACCTCGCGGTTTTTCACTATTTATGAAAATTTTTCAGGGAAAATCGTGTCGGTACTTCTCGAATATAACTTTTTGTTTTTTTTAATATTGCATCCGTAAAGGTCCGACATGAAAGTGTCCGAAAATGCCTTTTTCTGGCGTTTTCATGTCGGGCCTTGTATTTGATAATGGGTTGTTTTCATGAAGGTTAATAAAAAGAGGCTTGCCGAAATTTTCAACGTGGACCCGCGGACGATTGAACGCTGGCAGTCTCAGGGACTCCCTTGCGCCTCCAAAGGTAGTAAGGGCATTGAATCTGTATTTGATACTGCCATGGTAATTCAGTGGTATGCGCAGAGGGAAACTGATATCGAAAACGAAAAGCTCCGCAAAGAACTGGACGATTTGCGTGCGGCAGCGGAGTCAGATTTACAACCCGGCACCATTGACTATGAACGCTACCGGCTCACAAAAGCGCAGGCAGATGCGCAGGAACTGAAAAATGCCCGTGAAGACGGAGTAGTGCTGGAAACTGAACTGTTTACCTTCATTCTGCAACGTGTGGCACAGGAGATTTCGGGGATACTTGTGCGTGTGCCGTTGACATTACAGCGTAAATATCCGGACATTTCACCATCACACCTTGATGTGGTGAAAACTGAAATCGCGAAAGCCTCCAATGTTTCAGCTAAGGCCGGTGAAAACGTGGGCGGGTGGATCGATGATTTCAGACGCGCAGAAGGCAGCTAATGCAGCCGGTGCGATAGCAACAGGGCTTTTATCTCTCATTATTCCTGTTCCACTGACGACAGTTCAGTGGGCCAATAAACATTATTACCTTCCTAAAGAGTCGTCTTATACCCCGGGGCGGTGGGAAACACTGCCGTTTCAGGTTGGCATCATGAACTGTATGGGCAACGATTTGATTCGCACGGTTAACCTGATTAAATCTGCCCGTGTTGGTTATACAAAGATGTTGCTGGGAGTGGAGGCTTATTTTATTGAGCATAAATCACGCAACAGCCTTCTTTTTCAGCCCACGGACTCAGCTGCTGAAGATTTTATGAAATCTCATGTTGAGCCAACGATAAGGGAGGTTCCTGCGTTGCTGGAGCTGGCTCCATGGTTCGGAAGAAAACACCGCGATAATACGCTCACCCTGAAGCGTTTTTCCTCCGGTGTGGGTTTCTGGTGTCTGGGGGGAGCGGCAGCAAAAAACTACCGTGAAAAATCCGTGGATGTGGTCTGTTATGACGAGCTTTCCTCGTTCGAACCGGATGTTGAAAAAGAGGGTTCGCCAACCCTGCTGGGGGATAAACGTATTGAGGGCTCTGTATGGCCCAAATCCATTCGCGGCTCGACGCCTAAAATCAAAGGCTCCTGCCAGATCGAAAAAGCCGCTAACGAGTCGGCACACTTCATGCGTTTTTATGTGCCCTGTCCGCACTGTGGGGAGGAGCAGTATCTGAAATTTGGCGATGAGTCCACGCCTTTTGGGCTTAAATGGGAGAAGGACAGCCCCGAAAGCGTTTTCTACCTCTGTGAGCATCATGGCTGCGTGATCCATCAGTCTGAACTGGACCAGAGTAACGGGCGGTGGATCTGTGAAAACACGGGCATGTGGACCCGTGACGGTCTGACGTTTTTCAGCGCTGCGGGTAATGAAATTCCGCCGCCGCGCTCCATCACTTTCCATATCTGGACGGCGTACAGTCCGTTCACCACCTGGGTACAGATTGTCTATGACTGGCTGGATGCACTGAAAGATCCCAACGGCCTGAAAACCTTTGTGAACACCACGCTGGGCGAGACCTGGGAAGAGGCTGTGGGCGAAAAACTCGATCACCAGATACTGATGGATAAGGTTGTGCGTTACACGGCGGCGGTGCCTGCCCGGGTGGTTTATCTGACGGCGGGCATTGACTCGCAGCGAAACCGTTTTGAGATGTATGTCTGGGGATGGGCTCCGGGAGAGGAAGCCTTTCTGGTGGATAAAATCATCATTATGGGGCGTCCCGATGAGGAAGAGACGCTGTTACGTGTGGATGCGGCGATCAACAAAAAATACCGCCATGCAGACGGAACCGAAATGACTATTTCCCGTGTCTGCTGGGACATCGGGGGGATCGATGGCGAAATCGTTTATCAGAGGTCAAAAAAACACGGTGTTTTCCGGGTGCTGCCGGTAAAAGGCGCATCTGTCTATGGCAAGCCGGTGATCACCATGCCAAAAACCCGCAATCAGCGGGGCGTGTATCTGTGTGAAGTGGGGACGGACACCGCAAAAGAAATTCTCTATGCCCGTATGAAAGCCGATCCCACGCCTGCGGATGAAGCCACGTCGTATGCCATCCGTTTTCCTGATGATCCGGAGATTTTTTCGCAGACAGAGGCGCAGCAACTGGTCGCGGAAGAGCTTGTGGAGAAGTGGGAAAAAGGAAAGATGCGTCTGCTGTGGGATAACAAAAAGCGGCGTAACGAAGCGCTGGACTGCCTGGTGTATGCCTACGCGGCATTACGTGTGTCCGTGCAACGCTGGCAGCTTGATCTGGCTGTACTGGCAAAATCCCGGGAAGAAGAGACGACCCGGCCAACCCTTAAAGAACTGGCAGCGAAGCTGTCCGGAGGAGTGAATGGTTACAGTCGCTGAACTGCAGGCGCTGCGTCAGGCGCGCCTTGATTTATTAACCGGTAAACGGGTGGTGTCTGTCCAGAAAGATGGTCGCAGAATTGAATATACGGCGGCTTCTCTGGATGAGCTTAACCGGGCGATCAATGATGCGGAGTCGGTACTGGGGACAACCCGGCGTCGCCGTCGTCCGCTGGGAGTGAGGTTATGAAACGAACGCCTGTCCTGATTGATGTGAACGGCGTTCCGCTTCGTGAGAGTCTCAGCTACAACGGGGGCGGTGCAGGATTTGGCGGGCAAATGGCTGAGTGGTTGCCACCGGCGCAGAGTGCCGATGCGGCCCTGCTGCCCGCGTTGCGTCTGGGGAATGCCCGGGCAGATGATCTGGTGCGCAATAACGGAATAGCGGCTAATGCGGTGGCTCTGCATAAGGATCACATTGTCGGGCATATGTTTCTGATCAGCTACCGTCCGAACTGGCGCTGGCTGGGGATGCGGGAGACCGCAGCAAAAAGCTTTGTCGATGAGGTGGAGGCGGCCTGGTCGGAATACGCCGAAGGGATGTTTGGCGAGATCGACGTGGAAGGAAAACGCACGTTCACGGAATTTATCCGTGAAGGTGTGGGCGTTCATGCGTTTAACGGCGAAATCTTTGTGCAGCCGGTCTGGGATACGGAAACCACGCAGTTATTCCGTACGCGTTTTAAAGCCGTGAGTCCGAAACGGGTGGACACGCCTGGACACGGTATGGGGAACCGTTTTCTGCGGGCCGGTGTGGAGGTCGATCGATATGGCCGTGCCGTCGCGTACCATATTTGTGAGGATGATTTTCCGTTCTCTGGTAGTGGACGATGGGAACGGATCCCGCGTGAACTTCCCACCGGGCGTCCGGCTATGCTGCATATTTTCGAGCCGGTGGAGGACGGGCAGACCCGTGGGGCTAATCAGTTTTACAGCGTCATGGAACGGCTGAAGATGCTCGATTCCCTGCAGGCAACACAGCTTCAGTCGGCCATAGTGAAGGCGATGTATGCAGCGACGATTGAAAGTGAACTTGATACCGAAAAGGCCTTTGAATATATCGCCGGCGCGCCACAGGAGCAGAAGGATAATCCGCTTATTAATATTCTGGAGAAGTTCTCCAGCTGGTATGACACGAATCACGTGACGCTGGGCGGTGTCAAAATTCCGCACCTTTTCCCTGGTGATGATCTGAAACTGCAGACAGCGCAGGATTCAGACAATGGATTTTCGGCGCTTGAACAGGCGCTGCTGCGGTATATCGCCGCCGGTCTTGGCGTTTCCTACGAACAGTTGTCCCGTGATTACTCGAAGGTCAGTTACTCAAGTGCCCGCGCCTCCGCCAATGAGTCGTGGCGCTATTTTATGGGGCGGCGAAAATTTATTGCGGCCCGACTGGCCACGCAGATGTTTTCCTGCTGGCTGGAAGAGGCACTTCTTCGGGGGATTATTCGTCCGCCACGGGCACGTTTTGATTTTTATCAGGCGCGATCAGCCTGGTCACGGGCAGAGTGGATTGGTGCCGGAAGAATGGCCATTGACGGGCTCAAGGAAGTCCAGGAATCAGTGATGCGCATTGAGGCCGGACTGAGCACGTATGAGAAAGAGCTGGCGCTGATGGGCGAGGATTATCAGGACATTTTCCGCCAGCAGGTCAGGGAATCTGCAGAGCGGGAAAAAGCCGGACTCTCACGCCCGGTGTGGATAGCGCAGGCGTATCAGCAGCAGATAGCGGAGAGTCGCAGGCCGGAAGAGGAGACAACACCACGTGAGACGTAATCTTTCACACATTATTGCCGCAGCATTCAATGAACCGCTGCTTCTGGAGCCCGCCTATGCGCGGGTTTTCTTTTGCGCGCTCGGGCGCGAGATGGGGGCAGCAAGTCTTTCGGTACCACAACAACAGGTACAGCTTGATGCTCCCGGAATGCTGGCTGAAACGGACGAGTACATGGCCGGAGGTAAACGACCGGCCCGTGTTTACCGGGTGGTGAACGGTATTGCGGTACTGCCGGTGACCGGCACGCTGGTGCACCGGCTGGGCGGTATGCGGCCATTTTCCGGAATGACAGGCTATGACGGCATTGTCGCCTGTCTTCAGCAGGCAATGGCAGATAGCCAGGTGCGGGGCGTACTGCTGGACATTGACAGTCCGGGCGGGCAGGCCGCCGGCGCGTTTGACTGCGCTGACATGATTTACCGCCTCCGTCAGCAGAAGCCGGTCTGGGCACTGTGCAATGACACGGCCTGTTCTGCAGCCATGCTGCTGGCGTCGGCCTGCTCCCGACGGCTGGTTACTCAGACATCCCGTATCGGCTCCATTGGCGTGATGATGAGCCATGTCAGCTATGCCGGTCATCTGGCGCAGGCCGGGGTGGATATCACGCTGATTTATGCCGGGGCGCACAAGGTGGATGGCAATCAGTTTGAAGCCTTACCGGCAGAGGTGCGTCAGGACATGCAGCAGCGGGTTGATGCGGCGCACCGGATGTTTGCCGAAAAAGTGGCGATGTATACGGGGCTGTCTGTGGAAGCTGTCACGGGGACAGAGGCTGCCGTTTTTGAAGGTCAGTCCGCTATTAAGGCCGGACTGGCGGATGAATTAATCAATGCGTCGGATGCCATCAGCGTGATGGCTGCGGCGCTGAACACTCATGATACAGGAGGCACTATGCCGCAATTAACTGCAACGGAAGCTGCCGCGCAGGAGAACCAGCGAGTGATGGGGATCCTGACGTGTCAGGAAGCGAAAGGACGTGAACAGCTTGCCACGATGCTGGCAGGACAACAGGGCATGAGCATTGAACAGGCCCGGGCGATTCTGGCCGCGGCGGCACCACAGCAGCCGGTGGCATCCGCGCAGAGTGAAGCCGATCGCATTATGGCGTGTGAAGAAGCGAAAGGTCGTGAACAACTGGCGGCAACGCTGGCGGCGATGCCGGAGATGACGGTGGAAAAAGCCCGCCCGATCTTGGCTGCCTCACCGCAGGCGAATGCCGGGCCCTCACTTCGTGATCAGATCATGGCCCTGGATGAGGCAAAAGGGGCAGAAGCGCAGGCTGAAAAACTGGCGGCCTGCCCGGGAATGACCGTGGAGAACGCCCGGGCTGTGCTGGCTGCGGGATCAGGTAAGGCCGAACCGGTCTCTGCATCCACAACCGCCCTGTTTGAACATTTCATGGCGAATCATTCACCGGCAGCGGTGCGGGGTGGCGTGTCACAGACGTCAGCAGACGGTGATGCGGACGTGAAAATGCTCATGGCCATGCCATGAAGTCAGTGCTGACCATCAATATGAGGTTTTAACAAAATGGTGACGAAAACCATCACTGAACAGCGTGCGGAAGTACGTATTTTTGCTGGTAATGATCCGGCTCATACCGCCACAGGCAGCAGCGGGATTTCTTCTGCAACACCGGCTCTGACGCCCCTGATGCTGGATGAAGCCACCGGGAAACTGGTGGTCTGGGATGGACAGAAAGCCGGTAGTGCGGTTGGCATACTGGTACTGCCGCTTGAAGGCACAGAGACGGTGCTGACCTATTACAAGTCGGGGACCTTTGCGACGGAGGCAATCCGCTGGCCTGACAGTGTGGATGAACACAAAAAGGCAAATGCCTTTGCCGGCACAGCCCTGAGTCACGCGGCTCTGCCGTAACACGTTATCAGGCCACCATGGTGGCCTGACTGATTTCTGAATGAAAGGAACTGATTTATGGGATTGTTTACGACCCGCCAGTTACTCGGTTATACCGAACAAAAAGTTAAATTCCGTGCGCTGTTTCTGGAGCTGTTTTTCCGCCGTACGGTGAATTTCCACACCGAAGAGGTGATGCTGGACAAAATTACCGGAAAAACGCCGGTGGCGGCCTATGTCTCCCCGATCGTTGAAGGAAAAGTGCTGCGCCATCGTGGTGGTGAAACCCGCGTGTTGCGTCCGGGCTACGTCAAGCCGAAACACGAATTTAATTACCAGCAGGCGGTTGAGCGCCTTCCTGGTGAAGATCCGGCTCAGCTGAACGACCCGGCCTACCGTCGTCTGCGTATCATTACCGATAACCTCAAACAGGAAGAGCACGCCATTGTCCAGGTGGAAGAAATGCAGGCGGTGAATGCCGTGCTGTATGGCAAATACACCATGGAAGGGGATCAGTTTGATACTGTCGAGGTGGATTTCGGGCGCTCTGAAGGAAATAACATTGAGCAGGCTGACGGTAAAAAATGGTCTGAGCAGGACCGTGATACGTTTGATCCGACGCATGATATTGACCTCTACTGCGATCAGGCCAGCGGCCTTGTGAATATCGCCATTATGGACGGTACGGTCTGGCGTCTGCTGAATGGCTTTAAGCTGTTCCGCGAAAAACTGGATACCCGTCGCGGCTCAAATTCACAACTCGAAACGGCAGTGAAAGATCTGGGCGCAGTGGTGTCCTTCAAGGGGTATTACGGCGATCTGGCCATTGTGGTGGCGAAAACGTCTTATGTGGCAGAGGACGGTACCGAAAAACGTTATCTGCCGGAGGGCATGCTGGTGCTGGGGAATACGGCGGCAGAGGGGATTCGTTGCTATGGTGCCATTAAGGATGCACAGGCGTTGTCTGAAGGAGTGGTGGCTTCTTCCCGTTACCCGAAACACTGGCTGACCGTGGGCGATCCGTCCTGTGAATTCACCATGACGCAGTCCGCTCCGCTGATGGTGCTGCCGGATCCGGATGAGTTTGTGGTGGTACAGGTGAAATAATCCGTGAGCGGGGGCGAAATGCCCCCGTGTCTTTTTTCACAGGAGGCTGAGATGGCAACAAAAGAAGAAAATCTGAATCGTCTTCGTCAACTGGCTGGCCTGCTGGGGCGCGAGGCGGATATGTCGGGGAGTGCTGCGGATATTGCTCAACGTGTGTCTGAGTGGGAAGAGGAGCTTGCTGTTTCCCCGGAGGGCATTATGCACTCTGATGAGAGCGGGGCTGATCAAAATCACACAGACGATGGTGAGCAGTTGAACAACACGGATGCTCCGGATGATGTTAAAGCCGTCCGGGTACGGAAGTGCCTGCAAGTAATGGGGTATTGCCCGGAGACAGGTCGTCCCGTTGAGCTGGCGTTACGGGGTATGCGTGTTCTGGTGCCATCATCACTGGCAACGGCCATGATACAGCACGGAACGGCTGAATATGCGTGATTTTCAGAATGCCTTTGATGCTGCCCTCGCCGGGGTAGACAGTACGATCGTTGAAGTGATGGGGCTCTGTGCGCAGTTCACCTCGGGGGCACAGTGTGGCAGCGAAGTTCAGGGGGTTTTTGACGATCCGGAGTCGCTGGGGTTTGCCGGTGGCGGGGTCCGTATTGAAGGAAGCAGCCCGTCATTATTTGTGCGGACGGATACGGTTCGTGCCGTGCGGCGTGGTGACACGCTGACCATTAATGGTGAGATATTCTGGGTGGATCGTGTTTCTCCGGATGACGGGGGCAGCTGTTATCTCTGGCTCAACCGTGGTCAACCACCCGCAGTTAACCGGCGACGATAAACGCAGGGTGAAATTATGGCGATAAAAGGGCTTGATCAGGCGATTGACAATCTGAGCCGGGTTCGTAAAAACGCCATTCCGGCGGCTTCAGCAATGGCCATTAACCGCGTGGCCACAACGGCGATTAATCAGTCTTCATCACAGGTTGCCCGGGAGACAAAGGTTCGCCGGAAACTGGTTAAGGAACGGTCCAGACTGAAACGGGCGACGGTCAGAAATCCGAATGCCAGAATTATCGTTAACCGCGGTGATCTCCCTGTGATTAAGCTGGGGATCAGGATGCTGGGGCGTCGCCCGAACAGCATACTTAAAGCCGGTCAGCATCGGTATCAGCGGGCATTTATTCAGCGATTAAAAAATGGTCGCTGGCATGTCATGCAGCGTGTGGCCGGGAAAAACCGTTACCCCATTGATGTGGTGAAAATCCCGATGGCGGCCCCACTGAAACAGGCATTTGATGAGAATGTTGACCGTATCCGGCGTGAACGCCTGCCTAAAGAACTGGCATACGCGCTGAAACAACAACTGAGGATTGCAATAAAACGATGAAACACACTGACATTCGTGCCGCAGTGCTGGATGCACTCGAGCAGCATGAACACGGGGCGACGCTGTTTGATGGTCGCCCCGTTGTTTTTGACGAAGAGGATTTTCCTGCGATCGCGGTTTATCTGACGGATGCAGAGTATACCGGTGAAGAGCTGGATGCAGATACCTGGCGGGCCACGCTGCATATTGAGGTGTTTTTACCGGCACAGGTACCGGATTCAGAGCTTGAACAGTGGATGGAAAGCCGGATTTACCCGGCGATGACCGCGATCCCGGCACTGGCAGGACTGATTACCACGATGGTTACGCAGGGCTATGAGTATCGTCGTGATGACGATATGGCGTTATGGAGTTCTGCAGATCTGACTTATTCCATTACATACGAGATGTGAGGACGATATGGCAACACCAAATCCCCTTGAGCCGGTAAAAGGTGCCGGTACCACTCTGTGGGTTTACAACGGCAAGGGTGATGCTTATGCAAACCCGTTGTCAGACGATGACTGGCAGCGACTGGCTAAGGTGAAGGATCTGACGCCGGGCGAGATGACGGCAGAATCCTACGATGATAACTACCTGGATGATGAAGACGCGGACTGGACCGCGACCGGGCAGGGGCAGAAATCTGCAGGTGATACCAGTTTTACGCTGGCCTGGAAACCGGGAGAGGAAGGCCAGAAAGGGCTTATAGGCTGGTTTGAAAGCGGCGATGTCCGGGCCTATAAAATCCGTTTTCCGAATGGCACGGTGGATGTGTTTCGTGGCTGGGTCAGCAGTATCGGTAAGGCCGTGACGGCGAAAGAAGTGATCACCCGCACGGTGAAAGTCACTAACGTGGGTAAACCTTCTGTAGCGGAAGAACGCAGCAAAATTACGCCGGTCAGTGCGATTAAGGTGACGCCGACATCCGGTACGGTGGCAAAAGGGAAAACAACCACCCTGACGGTTTCTTTTGAGCCGGAAAGTGCAACCGACAAGACGTTCAGAGCGGTTTCCGCCGATCCGTCGAAAGCCACCATTAGTGTGAAAGATATGACAATTACGGTAAACGGCGTGGCGACAGGTAAGGTGCAGATCCCTGTGGTGAGCGGAAATGGTCAGTTCGCCGCAGTGGCTGAAGTCACCGTTACTGAAGCGGGCGCTGCAGGGTAAACGGAGGTAATACATGTTTCTGAAAACAGAACAATTTGAATATAACGGTGTGTCTGTCACGCTTTCCGAATTGTCTGCGCTGCAGCGTATCGAGCATCTTGCCCTCCTGAAACGGCGTGCAGAACAGGCAGAATCCTGCGGCAACCTGCTCACCACCTGGCCTGCCGATGCCATTGCCCGGGCGGAAGACGTGGTGTTGTGCCTGTCCGGGATGATCGAAGCTGTTCGTCCGGATACTGATATTACTGAAGTGGCGAAAAATAACACGCTGACTGATGATGATTTTTCTGCGGGAAAGTCTTCGACGGCGAGCTGAACTTTGCCCTCAGACTGGCGCGTGAGATGGGGAGACCCGACTGGCGCGCCATGCTTGCCGGGATGACATCCACCGAATATGCCGACTGGCACCGTTTTTACCGCACGCATTATTTTCAGGATACCCAGCTGGATATGCATTTTTCCGGGCTGACGTACGCTGTACTCAGCCTGTTTTTTTGCGATCCGGATATGCATCCCTCTGATTTCAGTCTGCTTGTCCCCCGGCATGAGGAAGAGCAGGTGGAGAGGCCGGATGAGGACAAAATGCTGATGCAGAAAGCGGCAGGACTTGCCGGAGGCGTCCGGTTCGGTGGGGACGGAGGGCGCGATATTTTATCGTCTGCGGATGTGGCGGATGTCATGGTGGATGATGCCGCATTAATGATGGCTTCAGCGGGGATTCCGGGAGGTGCGAGATATGTCCCAGCCGGTTGGTGATCTTGTTATTGACCTGAGTCTGGATGCTGTCCGTTTCGATGAGCAGATGAGCCGGGTAAGGCGTCATTTTTCAGGCCTGGATACCGACGCCAGAAAAACCGCCAGTGCTGTTGAACAGGGCCTGAGCCGCCAGGCGCTGGCTGCACAAAAAGCCGGGATTTCCGTCGGGCAGTATAAAGCGGCCATGCGAACCCTGCCCGCACAGTTTACGGATATCGCCACGCAGCTTGCAGGTGGTCAGAATCCCTGGCTGATCCTGCTGCAACAGGGCGGTCAGGTGAAGGACTCCTTCGGCGGGATGATCCCCATGTTCAGGGGGCTCGCCGGTGCGATCACCCTGCCGATGGTCGGGGTCACCTCGCTGGCGGTGGCGACAGGTGCGCTGGTGTACGCCTGGTACCAGGGAGATTCCACGCTTTCAGCGTTTAATAAAACCCTGGTTCTTTCCGGTAATCAGTCCGGACTGACTGCCGATCGTATGCTGACTCTCTCAAGAGCCGGGCAGGCAGCAGGGCTGACGTTTAACCAGGCGAGAGAGTCACTGGCAGCCCTGGTGAATGCCGGTGTGCGTGGTGGTGAACAGTTTGATGCCATCAACCAGAGTGTCGCGCGTTTTGCGTCTGCATCCGGTGTGGAGGTGGATAAAGTCGCTGAAGCCTTCGGGAAGCTGACCACTGACCCGACATCGGGACTGATGGCGATGGCGCGCCAGTTCCGTAACGTGAC